TGGAGTGTTGCTGAAGTTAGGACCAAGTGCTGTTGGGTGTGCGCTGTTGCACAGCGACACGCCGTCACCACCGTTGTATGAACCGCCAGTATTGAACGCGTTGTTCAATACGGAAGCAGCTTTAACTTGCTTGGTGTACTGAATTGAACGAGCCAATGCGCGTGTGTAGCGCTTGGAAAGGCTGTCGTAGAGGTTATCTTCGATAGCTTCTTCGGTCAATGCAAAGGCCAAAGCAATAGTCTCATGCGTGTAACGAGCAGTGAACGATTCCAAAGCGGTATCGTACTGAACGCCAGCGCCTTCATTCTTGGTTGGGGCTTCGTTGAAGCCTGTCAACATCACTTCTTCTTCGAACGCACGATCAGAAGTCTCAACTGAGAAGATCTGTGTGTGCTCGTTTTCGTAGCGACGATATTCCATGCCGAACAAAGCGTTCAGGCCGGGCTCTAGTTCTTTAACTAGTTGTGAACGAGAAATAGCCATAATTACGCTCCATCAGCAGCAACACCAACACTACCATACTGGTGTTGATTGAGTTTAACAATAACTACTGCATACTGGCCCATTTCGTTGCTAGGGCTGTTTGACAGACCAACAATTTTCATTGTCAATGCTGCTGTTTTTGCAGGAGTACCTAAAGTACCGTTAGAAACACCAGTTATGGTGCTACCAGTAGTAGAAGCAGTAGGATCAGCATTTTTACCGATGTCTGCTTGAGTCAATGTACCAGCTGCTTGGATCATGAACAATTGACTTGGATCATCCAACACGTCAGCTGTGATTACGCCAGAAGTGATGTTCACTGAACCGGGGTAGTAGTTAGACCATGTAGGCTTGCCCGAAGTTGGGTCAACATAGTTACAGCCGTTGAAAACACCAGTAGGTGCAGCGTGAGTGGCTGCATCATACTTGATGATATAGCCGTCATATACAACAACCAAGTCGCCTTGGAAGATTGCGCCAGCTTGGTTGTCGCCAATTAAATAACCATATTGCTTCTGTGCACCAGTAGCAGAGAGGTTACCCATTGGACGCAGACCAAAAGGCTTATTTACGTTTGCCATTTGTAGCTCCTAAAATAAAATAAATACCGAATTAACGGTTTCCAAAAGTAGTGCGAGAATTCCTTTCGGGATTCTGTATTCGCATTTTCGAATGTGCGTTCTCACGCATCAACTCGTTGTCTACTGATTTAATCTGATCCTGTGCCTTCCGTCCATAATGAGCATTACGTTCCGCAACTGTTTCTTCCGGAATTCGAGCAAGCAATAAACCGCCTACAGAAATCACGCCAGCGTGTTTACCATCTTCAATGGTAGGCAGGGTGTCGCGATATTCTGGGTCTAATTCTTCGTTGCGAACAAGCTCATAACCTTCGCGAAGACGACCATAGACGTGTTGCTTGTCATCAAATCCGTTGATCTCAGCACGAATCCAGCGATGCTTGAAACCGGGAGGGGCAGGGGGCGCGTCCAAACGAGAAGGAGGAGCCCAAGGCTTGCGACGGGCATCCTTTTCACGGGTTGTGCGTGGAGCGCGGTCGATAGTTAGTTTTTGGTCAGCCATGGTTTAATCCTTCACGTATTTGGCATATTCCTCGAGAGGAACGCCCAGTTTTTTTGCAATAGCAACTTGACTTGGTGTTAATTTCACCACACGGCGGGTATTGTTAATACCCGAACTGCGAGAAGCAGGGGCAACGGCTGGAACACCATTCCGTTGTCTGTTTTTCTCTTGAGCAGGAGGTTGGAATTTATTAGGAAACTCCGAACGCAGCCTGTTATCTAATTCAGTATAGTACTCGTCTGTGTCAGCGTCAATGCCCTGTTCTTCGGTTAAGGATTGATGGATGCCCCATGCTGCATAGGTCATCATTCGATCCTTACCAAACCATTCGTTACGTGCTGCCCACTCCTCTGCCTTTGGGCTAGGAGCAGCAGCTTGTGGAGCTTGCTGAACTGGCTGCTGTTGACGCTGTTGCTGCTGATACTGCTGTTGTTCTTGTTGAGCCTGCTGAGTTGACATCCATTCGGAGACTCTTCGTTGCTCGTATGACAATTCAGACAGCTTTTCTTGTGCTTCTGTCTCAGTGTCAATATCGCCTTCTTCTCTGGCGCGTTTAATGATGGCACGAAGCGTAGCTTGCTGCGTCTCCATCCTAGTCTTAGTCTCTGACAACCTACTTTGGTCAGTGTGGACTAGACGTGTCTGCAGTTCTGTAGCTTGCGCTTGAACCCCACGTGCATACTCCAGTGCCGCCTGTTCACGGCGCTCTGCTTCGCGCATTTTAGCGGTCAGCTTAGAGATACGCTTTTGAACAGCCTCGCTTACTGTGTCAAGCTCTGATTTTTGTTCAGTTTGTTGAACAGATTGTGGAGCAGAAGCCGAAGGAGCTTCTGTTTCAATAACAGAATCCTGTTCTTCGTCTGGCTGTTCCATTACGGATACCGAAGTTTCTACTTCGTCATCCCCTAGGTTAAATTCCAACTGTGAATCCGGTACTGAATTAGCCATAACTTACCTCACATGTGCAGAATGTCTTCTGGGTCATTAATCACGGCTAAAACCTCGTCATCATTGATGATTCGGATCTCGCCACCGTCCAAGCCAATACGCGCACCCGCGTAACGACCAAAAATTATCCAATCGCCTTCTTTACACCAAGCGCCCTCTGGAAATTTAACCGTATCTTTGTAGGCAAGCGGACCTACCGCTAAGACATACGCACAAACGGTGGTTATTTGCTGTTTTTCTCGAGTTTGATCGGCAAGAACAATGCCCCCTTTGGTTTTTTCTGCGCCTTTGTAGGGCAGAAGCACGATTCTCCATCCTGTAGGCTTAGGAATGCGATTACGAACCGTCTCTTCAAGGGCATCAATGGCAAGACTGCCATCTTCGTTGTAGGCATCGTCTAATACAGGACCGATTTCTTCCTTGTCCTTTGCCCATTTCTCTTCTAAAGCACTTACTGTCATAAGGGTCCTTTTAGTCTATGGATGTACGTTTAAGAAGAGCAGCTATCTTCTCTTCAACAAACTTGTATCCTTCTAGACGGCCCTGTAGGAACTTGTATTGCTCCATATCACGAACTGCACCACCCAAGATGATGTCTTCCGTTTGCTTTTTAAGCGAACGAAGTTCGTGCAACACTTTCTCTGTGAACTCAAACATGGAATTACCCCAAGAACGCAGACAGTACAGGCCCTATCCGAAGGCTACATGCATATTATGCATGTTTATTTGTACAAAGACACTAAAATTATGTAATTTTTACTTTTTTAAACGCATCTTTACGGTAAACAAAGGTGGGACGAGGCTCACCTATTGTTTCACGTGAAACTTTTTTTGGTTTAATAGTCCGTTGTTGGGACATTTTTACCAAGTTAGGCTTTCTATTGGACATTTTTATTCCCCTTGACCAGTGTTACTGCGTTTCTTTCCTTAGCTGTCTGTGATGCTTGCTGCAATCGGGCCTGATCAACCATCATGTCGTTGTTTTCACGCTGTTGATCAAGCGTAATACGCGCCTGATCCATTGCAACCTTGGCCTGATCACGTTGTGCAGACTGTGCAAGCTCTTGTTTCTTCAATTCTATCAACGGATCAGTAGGTGGCTGGTTAGCGCCAGACAATTGTTCTTGCAAAGCCTTCGCTTCTTGATAGAACTCAGCTGCTTTCAATGCAATCATTGCTTCGCGCTGCAGCGGAGACACCAGTTTTTCTGGGTCAGTGCCATATTCTCTGAACAACTGGGCTTCCACAAACTCTTCCGCCTTGGTTTTGACGTGCTCTAACAGGTGTTTTTGCAGATTTATCGCAACATTTGGCATTGCAGCCACCGAAGGAGACAGCCCAAACAGCAAATGCGACAAAATATGCGCATCATGCTGCTGACCAGCAAACACCTTCAACGGCGATCCATCCAATGCCTGAGCGTTCTCGCTCATCGGATCTTTTGGCTTGTCAATCTCTTGGCTATTTAACAACCCGTCAATATCCCGCACACCAATTGCCTCATACATACGGCGATATGCCTCGTACATATTGTGCATTTGTGGCGCACTTTGGGCTAATTGCAGCTGCGTCTGTGCCATGGTAATGCGCTGGGCTACCGAGAAAATATTAGGGTCAGATACTGGCAGGATATCAATGCGGTCATCAAAGTCAGAACGCTTGATCTTGCGGCTCTCGCCCGGCACATCATACGGATACTCGTCAGGCAAGAACTCTGCAAAACCCTTTGCCAGCAATTGGAACTCAAGCTTCTGGCTGTAATGCAAGCGCTTATGCACCGCCGACATTACCATCGAACCCTTTTCCAACAATGCAATAGTCGTGCCTACAGCAGCATTCTGATTACTGTCACCAACCTGCAGGTCAGTAATAGATGCAATGCGACGACCAGCGTCCACACAGAAGCCCAACAGCGCAAACAACGTCTGGCTAGGCTCCTTGTACGGCAATGGCAACATAGACGAGGTAAGCTCCATGCCACCCGCATCCATATCACGCCACTCACCCGGCTGAATCGGCACATCATCATTCTCAATACGTGCGCCCTTGGCTTTGAAGCCCGCAGGAAGGTTAGAGAATGTACCCGCATCAATCAATTGACGCAGCGAGGATGTAGCAGACTTAGTCAATCCCCCCATCAAATGCAAGAAACCTAGGCCATAGGAACCGGGGCCCTGCACCAACAAGTAATGGATGAAATACTCTTTACGAAGTCGCTTCTCGTCATCCTCGTCCCAGTTTCTGCGAACGCCAATAACCTGACCCGATACCTCATCCAAAGTTATGATGTAAGGCAACTTTATGCCTGTTGGCTCATCGTCCTCGCCTAAGTCTTCAAATCCCGGCAAGTCGTAGTCAATCTGGAACTCCAGCAAAGAAATCTCTTCTTCCTCGCCCGCGGGCGAGACACCAGTAATCTTATCTGTTGCTTCTGCTATCTGCGTTGTCTCTTGGTCCACGCTGGTTTCTGCTATATCAAGATACTGGCCCGACACCACCGCTTTGCGGTAGGCATTGGTGGACATAGGAATACGGTGCGTGATCCGCTCACAACGGCTCATGACGCTTGAACCGTGATAGGGGATGTACAAGTTATCCGGTAATACCAGAGGACTGACCATACGGCCTAGACTAGGATCGTAGTAGACCTTCTTGAATGCTGAACCGCCGTAGCCAACGTAGTACAGCAGCTGATCAAAGTCAGGCGTGTACTCTTGCATCTCTGTTGTGATTTCATAGTTCATGAAATCCTTGACGCGGACCGCTTGCATGACCTTTTCACGCGTCTCTTTGCCAAGCACCTGTGTACGTACAGGACCGTCTGATGGCATCAATTCTTTTAACGCTTGTGCTTGAAACTGCACTACCGACTCTTGCAGCATTGGATGAAATACGCCAGACGATCCTTTGAACGGCTTAGTACGCTCTTCCATGGTCAAGCCAAGAAGCTCCATACCATCGCTGTACATCTTTTCCCACTGCTCACGCGACGACTTATCTGCTTCAAACAGCGCCATTAGGTTATCCGATATTTGGGATAACACGTCGTCAGGAAGTATCTCTGCTAAGTTAGCATCATAGCCAACCTCTTCGTCCTCGCCTTCACCAAGGCTGACCGTAACGCCACCTTCCTCATCGAGTTCAATCTCGACATCAGGCATGTCCTCTAGTGCAGACACTTCAATATCAATGTTGCCTGTTGGCAGGCTCTCGCTACGATCTATCGGCATAGTACTTCCTTACTTTGTAAAGGATATTCCACTGTCTCTCAACAATTGTTTGATTGAGGGAGGAATATTATCTGGATTTAATTTGTTAATAAGTTCTTCAACCTGTGGAACAAACTTGTCTGGAACTACGTTGCCCGTAGCAGGGCCATTGCCATAGAATTGTGGAATACTGTTTTTCAGCGTCTCTGCTTTATTAGTGACGTATTCTACGTTAGTCATCAACTGGTTGTTCTTGTCGTACAGGCCAAACAACCTAACTTCGCCGTTATCTATAGCAGTACGGCCCTTGGACAAGCTGCCATACGATCCGGGTCTTGCATACCCACCAATAGAATGACCTAATAACTTACCCTGAATGGTCGCAGCATCTGGCTCTGTTACTTCACGCCACATAAAACCTTGCTTATCCGCAGTAGTAAATGGTTTTGTGCCATACGTAGTTACTTTTTCTGGAACAGCCTTACCAGCAGAAATCAACTTCTCTGCTTGATTAGCATAACCAGCAACTTTGTTACGTACTTTGTCTAGTTGAATAACTTTATTCAACATAGTTGGTACATCCATGCGCTCTAACTCTTTTGCAGGTAACTGCTGCATCAACTCATGCATTCGAGTCAGCGTCATGCCCAACAATCTAGGAGGACTTTCCACATCTAAAACAGGAGCCGCTCCTTTTAATGCCATGATGCCTTGGCGTGAGTCAAAAATATTTTTAACACTACCGTATAGCGATGGATATTTCTCCATATACTCCGGAGTAATTACGTCTGTTAGTTTTTCCGGAATCATTCGCATAATTTTCTCTTCATACACTGTAGAGAACAATTCTGGATTAGCTTTTAACTTGGCACGGATATCAGCTACTGCCTTAGATGCCGCT